ATTACATTTGTTCTTTCGGGTTTGTAAACAGTAACTCCATGTTTTACCGATGTTCTATTTTTGTGTGCTTGATTTGACATATATTTAATTGGTTGATTGTTGATTATCCTTGTTCCATTCCTTGAGTTGTCATTCCGCCCATTTGAGCTGGGGCTGTACCGATACGACCGATCTCAGCGTTCTGCATTTGCTGCAATTGAAAGGAATATTGCTCCATGTATTTCTGAAGCCTTGCACCAAACGCCTCATCCTGTTGTGCGCGTTGCATGATGTCTGGTTGCTGGACATAGGCTTGGATCATCTGCATTGCCATCTGTGCGCCATTAGGCTGGGCAGGAACCTCGATGCCGGCGAAGATCTTAGCAAGGTCATCTGTGACATTCTTCTGCACCTTCTGTTGGGCTTCCTCAGCGGGTTGTAGGACATAGTCAGCAAAGATCGGGTTGATGCTGGATGCCGTGAACTCAAGTAGCTTATTCACATCCATGATGCCGTTGCGGTCTAGCTGCACCAATGACACCATGTTCTTAAGCTGCGTCTCGGCAGTCTCTGGGTCATTGCTCTGCGAGTCGAAGTTCACCACAATGCTAAAGTTCTCATCAGCCGAACCCTTGGTCATCACCTGTGGGTTGGGATTGCCAGTAACTTGGAAGAACACCTCATCCGGCCCCATGCGCTGATACAACTTCCACGCCATGTTTAGAACATCGCGGACATGATCCAAGAACTTAGACACCACGAATTGCTGGCGTGAGGCAGAGATTGGGTTGGACATATCCAGACCAACGGCACGATCTGCCTGTGCGGTCATAGATACCTCAACCTCAATAGAACCATTGTCGGCTGGAGGCGGCGGCCCCCATTGGATCTCACCAAGGCGACGATACGGAACCCTTACTCCTGGCCCCCAATCAGAGGGAGGACGACCAGCCGGGTGCAACAATGGAGGGAGAGTAGCCAGAGAAGCACGATCAATACGAGAATCACGCTCGGTCTTGATTTGCATTTGCGCTCCACGGAGGATGTCCGAGAAGGTCTGGGTTTCGTACATGCGCTTCTGGTCATTCGATAGGCGCGTAACCACAAAGGGGTAGTCGTCATAGCCGTTAAGGAGTTCGTGTTTGGCGAAGCCTTCTGTGGTTGGGTGGAAGACCGTACAATAGATGCCCTCAGAACCGTCCTCCTCGTCGATGAGTCTCTGGTAGCCATACACTACCATAACAAGGTCATTGTCGTCCGTAATAGGCAAGCGATCGATTGTCTTGAGCTTCTCGCCGTCGAGGTACATGGAATCTTTGCCACGAAGTCGTTCAATAGCGTTCTCAACCCAATCGGCATCCCAGCCCTCGGAGGTTACTTTTTTCTCAAGCTCCTGAGATGTTAGGAATGTGCGCCAGAATACATACGGAGCGCGTTGAGGATCAGTCACATACGATGGGAAAAGAACCTCGCCATCGGGGGCGCATGAGTAAACTACTGGGCAATCTACCGATGTACGAGGGACAGAGACTTCAGCCAAGCCCTTCTTACGAAGATCCATAATGGCTTTTTTTGCACGCTTTGACGACAGGTCGGGGAATGCTGTCTGAAGCATACCTAATACCATCTCGTCATCCGCACCGCTAACAATAAGTTCCGCTAGATCGGGGGAGACTTGTGCGATTTCCTCGATGGATACCTGTTGCAAATATGTCCTTTTTTCACGCTTCCATCCGACATATGACACCATCAACCCCTTCTCTAGCAGATAATTAGCACCCAATTCCATCTGTTGACGGAAGTTCGGGATATAGGTGGAACGCATCCATTTAAGGAATCCAGACACCATCGAGGCGCGTGGCATGGATGCCATTGATGTCGGGAACGCCTTAATGTGGGAACGCTGCAATGCTTGGTCTAGAATAGCCACAAATGCGTCGATGCGCTCTCCGACAACGTTGACCTCAATATCACTCGCCCCCTGCCAAGGAAAGGCATTTGCGCCTTGTTTACGGAGATCGTCAGACTTACCTTCCCAGAGGTTTCGGCGGTCATCATACGAGCGCAAGCAAGCCTCGAAGTATTCCTCCAAGTCAATAAGGCACTTGTCGTAGGCGTCAGCCAACGCCATGACATTAGGGCCGTCCTCGGCGTAGATCATCGACTCTTCTTGCTCTTCTGTTGGTGCGCTCATGATGGCATGTATTCGTAGAACTGCTCGCCTACTTCGGGGCGTATCATAACAACTTTTATAGGTTTGCCAACTAGTTTGTGCGAAACCCGAGGTGGAGCCTTGACTGGGACTGCCTCACCATCCATGCGAACCATTACCCAACTAGGGTTTGGGCATTTTCGGACAACTAGATAATCACCCTCATAGGTGGCATCATCTTGAGGTTCCACGGGGGAATCAAGGGTTTCTGGCTTAGCTTTAGGTGGGCGACCGCGCTTTGCTGCTTTCTTAGTTGGTGCTGTTTTCATGGTTTAGTTTAGATTTCATGTATCGAATCGCATGTTCAAGGGTTTCAATCTCCTCTGTAAGTCTAGGGGTTTTCCCATATTCTTCCATTTTTGCCCTCTTGAGATACGCTTCTTTTAGGCAGTCGATGATAAGTTCCTCGGCAACTATCGGTTTGTTTTGAGTCTTCATAGCTTGTTAGTAGCCTCCTGCTCCTTGTCTTGTAGCAAGATTTCTGGTTTCGTCAACATGATCTATTCCTGCAATAGCGGCGTAGCGCAGAACATCAATGCAATTTCCGCACACCATTGGCTTCTTATTTCGGCGGACAACAAGCGTACCGTTTGGTACTGTAACGCAATAAACCATGCCAGAGTATGGGGTCTTCTCAAGCAGCATTCGCTTATCCTTGGTTGTAATTGTGGCTTTTTTGCCGTGCCTTTCTCCAAGCATGTACAGTGGCATTGTACCGACAACCTTCCGCCCATGAATAATTCCGCCACTATATCCAGCATCTCTGGTGTATATCGAGCTACATGGCTTCCCTAATTTTTGAAGCAGCTCTTGAATGTCGTCCACTAGCCCAAGTGATGCCGTGGCGTACTTGTGGCATTCGCTTCCTTTGTCAATCCACCCATCTCCAAGAACCAACGACTCCCACAGCCTTTCAAGGGCCTGTCTAGGCATATTCAACACATTCCTTGGGATTCGTTTTTGACCCGAATGGCCAAGTGGATGCAGCAACTCCCACAGGTTCTTACTACTTACAACATAGCTAGTATTCCTGTAGGCCCATACAAATCCTAGGGAATCAAGCAGTTTCTCTATCCTTTCGCATTTCTGGGGATTTGCGGCTTTTGATTGTGAGATGTAAACCGAGTACCCTCGGCCAGGTATTTGGATTTTCCCGCCACGCGATCCAGTAGAGCTACCCTCAGAAACGAACCAGCCGATAAACTCGGCCCAGTCGGCTTCGGCTACCCATTTACCATCCCAAAGCTCAATCATCGAACATTCTTCTTCTCGCAGTCCATCAGTGCAGATCGGGAAAGTATCCTGCCTGTATAAGTCTTTTGCCAGCCTAAAGGTTAGCTGAGACTTCTGCGGGTAGACCAACATCCTGTGGTTCGGGGTCACCTTAAAATCAATGCTGTGGCTGTGCGCCTCGTACATGAATCCATCGTAGTAATTCTCAATATACCCGATTGGTTGCTGGAACTCCATGTATCCATCTGGAGACATTGTTGACACCTTTACATCTCTAGGCAGTTCTGGAAATTTAATCCAACCATCTTCAGTTAGAACCTCAGTCTCTGGATCGTAGCAATCTTTCCATGCCTCCTTTAGACCTCCATCACCCGTGTATTCCGACAACGCTTGGATAATGTTCTCACACTCTGAACTGACATAGAAATGCGGTCGGTTGACCGAATCTGCGGGGCTAGTGGTGTCCCATGACATCTTGCCAATAAGTGCCTGTAGTCCATCGTCGATGTCTAACCCTGGAGCTGGAATACAAACCATGCCAGCATCGTTCAAATCCTCGATAATAGAGGACGCCCCATCCGCAGACTGGTATTTTGCCGCTCCAAGCCGAGGGTCGATCAGCCTCTCAAAGATCTTCTCGTCACCCTCAAGCTCGGCAATCAAGTCCATGTAGTCACGGATACCAAAGCCCTGTCCTTTAGCCCCTTGTCCTGGCATCCACTTTCCACCCTTCCACTCCGCCCAGTCGCCTACATCGACACCCGGCCACTCACGATATACCCAAAATGTACCAGACGCATCCACAGCAATCCAAGCCATAAACCAATTTTTCGCACCCGCTGGGTCAATGATCTGATAGCGAGTAACATTCGTAGTTGGGATCTCTGATGGCTGGACAACATTGACTTCTTTATTGAACTTGGGAAACTTGGTGGCGTGGGACTTAACTGGAACCCCGTACGCGCGAATTAGGATCTCCTCCCGAGGCCTTCCAACTAGGGTCTCCTTGATTCGCTCGTAGCCACCGAAAGGGTTATCCTTGCTATGGAAGTAGTGGACGCTGGCGTTGCGCTTTTTACTCCGTTGGACATAGGGGACAAGCTCACCGTTGAGCAGTTCAGCCTCGACGCTCTGGACGCTTGCCGCACCATCTAAGTATTCCTTAATTACCTCAGTCCACCCGTCAATCGGAGTGAATGTCACCAGCATCTTGGAATTGCGGGTAGCAAGACGGAAGCGCAGGGTGTCAATTAGCTCATTACCAAGTAAGTACTCGTCGAGCCATACGCCGATATTATGCCACTGGGGATCACGGCTACCAAGCTCTGCACCTTCTAGGATAGTTGGGTTGTTCTGATACTGAGAGTAGGTCTTAAAGATGATCTGTGAAGCATTAGGCAGGATCAACGAGTTGTCCGTGAACCCGTTCTTCTTCGTGTACGAAATGTAAGCGTTAGCCGAGGTTTGCTTTGTCCTCATCTCATGCGGCAACCAGTTCCATACCGCGCTTTGTTGCTGGCGGATGCTCACCTCCGAGGTCTGAGCAAAACAGAAGATCTCTGACTTTGGGTTCTCGATGGCGGCTTTGACTACGCAGTAAGAACCCCACGCAGTTTTGCCGCTGCGATTTCCCCCGAGTGCTAAAACTTCAGAGACTTGCGCTAGTTGCTCTTCAGCTTTCTCCCAATGCGGAAGCCTAAATCCGTAGCGAAATGGATCTTTCTCAGCGTTCTCGATGGCCTCATGGTAGATTCGATGAAGCTCAATGAGATCATCTGGTTCCATCAAGGCTACCTCGTCATCGCTGGGAGGCTGGAGGATTGGATGTTTGCGCCACTGCATTAGTTCGTTTTATACGCACCAGTCTCCATTAGGATGTCTTTGATGTGATACACGCTATCACACTCCTCGCAACAAAACGCATCCTCTTCGGCTGGAAACGATCCTCTATTCCCGTCAACAAGGTGAAGCTCTCGACGCTTCTTGCAATGTTTGCATACGCCAATGAAGTGTTTGACGAACTTCTCCAGCACCACATTCCAAATCTTAGCGTCAAACTTCTCTGCTAGATACGAAGCGTAAACGCTGGTATGGCACTTGTGCTGAACGCCGTCATGCTCGACCATGTAGTGGCGAACAAGATTACCTCCATCCTTAGCGTAATCTGCGTATCTTGATTCTGGTTCTGGTATCATTCTACGATTTCGGCTTCTACCGCTTGCGTTTTGACTTTATTGGCAATCCTAGACTTGGCTTCCGCAATCATCTTAGCGGCATCATCAATAGACGGCCCCTTGCGATGCTCTACAATGGTACTAGCCATACCCGAAAGCTGTCCAGCCTTATCGGTCATAATGCCAATAGTCAACGCCAATCTGTCTGGGGAAATTGCCTTAAGCTGGTCTGGGTCGCGGCTCAGTTGTTCAGCTTTTTCAAACAAAAGATCTGTGTACTCCGCCGCAGCAATAGCATAACGTTTAGAGAACTCCTTACGCTTCGACTCCAGCGTGTCGTTATGTCTCCACTCCAACGCACGAACAACCTCGTGGCTGACCTTGCACTTCTTTGCAATAACGCTGATACGCCCACCCTGCGCCAGCATCCAGAGAATTTGTGCCGCCACATTCGGGTTGTAGTTCTCAATAGTGTTCCGAGGGAATTGCTTAGCCCTTTCCTTGACCTCAAGGAAGAACTCTTTCATCGCCTCTTTGCTATCAATCGCTGATAGGTCCTCGTCGCTCATTTGGTCTTCTTGCCGTTTTTAACCTTAACGGCCCCAGAGTGCAACTCTTTTTTGAGCTTATTCTGTTGCGTCGAGGAAAGCGGCGAAGCCTTACTGAGCAGGTAGCGGACTTGCTTTTTACTTTTTGATTTCATAATCCTTACCGGAAATGGATTCGCGTTTGGTTCCGTATTTTTCGCGGAAGTCTTCGTCGTCCTGCGGCAAAACACCAAGATTTTCAACAATGTAATCCATAAACGCTGGATCATTTCGACCTGTCCCAAATAAAGCTCCAATACCGCGACTCGTTGTGCTAGATGCAGCTATAGCGGCAGTTAAATTTCTCGCATAGTCCTCTGGTGAGATTTCTTTTCTATAAACTTTTCTAATAAATGGCATTAGTTGTCCACCAGCATACATCCAAGACGCAATCTTGTGTTTTACAGGATCTGTAATTTTTCCAGCAACATAGCCATGTACCCCAGATCCAGATGCCACCATCCTTGGGGCAATCTGATCTCCCATAGGGCCAACCTCTCTTACCGAAGTGGCAACCATTGATGCATTCTTAAACTCATCGTAAAACTCATCTCCAAGAACCGTTCTAATATTCCTTTCGATTGTCGATTTATTCTTTCCTTTGGTGATCTCGTTTAGGAACTTATTAGCATCCCAAAGATCGTTACCATATTTAGTGATATCACCCTTAGGCTGATAACGAGCAAACAAGTAAGAAACGAAATCGTTTCTAATCTCCTTTTTTTCAGCATCATTGAGCTTGCCCATAATTTGTGATACATGAGCATTTGGTGCTGTGAACATGGCCTCCGGCAAGCGAGCGTTCTCCAGCACTCCATTGTGACCCTTAAGCACCACATCAATTATCTTGTTGTTGGTGAAAGAATCAAGATCGGCCTTTGCCTTCGCTCGCTTGGCAATTAAATCAGCTGTTTCATTATAGCTCTTTTCGGACATCGTTGCGCGAAGTGGTTCGAGATCACGCATTGATAATTTAGATGCATCTGCCCCATTTCTTTGTAGCGATTGATTTAAAGCTCTCAACTTCTTAACCATCGAGATGCCGTAATTTACATTTCTTTCTCCAGTATTTGGGCTATAGCCAAATAACTCAGTAACCATTTCCTCGTCGAATTTGACAGGCCCACCGACTTCAATGCCGTTGCGGCCATTAAAGCCAACCTTCTCAAGGTAAGCGTTAGCCATTCTATTGCGTAATGCTGCAGCTTGAGCTGGGTCAGCAATAGATGCCGCTTGAATCACTTTTCTTGCAATTGTTGGATCTGAGATGGCCTTTGCCGCGACTTGGCTTGGGGTCATCTTCTGCTCACCAAACGCCTCTTTCAATATTTGTCCTACAGATCCAGTCTCAAACCCTAGTCGTTCTTTGTATTTAACTGTAGCTTCGTCCCACAAATTTTTTAATCCAGCTTGTGTGTAGGACTCGTCCCTGTATTTTTGCAAGGCAGATTCAGCTTGGCTAGCAACCTGTTTAGGTGTAGCTTGCCCGACCGCCCCACCCTCTGGAACCGCGTCACGAACTAGCCTAAGGTACTTGTCAAGACTGAGTGGATCAATCGGGCCGGAATTGAGTTCAAGCTGTGAGATCTCCTTTAATGTGCTTTCCAGTTTGTCTTCGCTAACCTTACCTTCTGCAATTTTCTGCCTAAGTAGATCCGCTTTCTCATTATTAGTTGCCCTTGACTCGATTTGGTCTGCGAGTTGTTCAAGTGCCGAGTTGCGTAATGGGTAGCTTTTTTTCAGAGAATCTCTAATGATTCCAGCTACTTCTGCGGGATCGTGGAAGGTTCCAGTTTGATCGGCAGCATCGTAAAAGTTTTTGTAAATCTCATTCTTAACATCATCTGTCATTTCTTCAGCTCTTGACAGAATGTTTGTTAAGTCATTTCCAAGTTGAACGCTGGTATCCTTGCCCATGTTCGCTTGCAAATCGTAAAGCCTCTCATCAAGATCTCCACGGAGCTGCTTCGCTATGTCTTTGTCGTAAGCCGACACAACATCAACGAGTTCTTGGTTGCTTTGAGCAAGGTTATCTTGCGCGGCCTTGTAAAGCCTTTCCTTGGCTTCTGCTGGGCGCGTTCTTGAATCCATCCATTCTTGAAGGATGTTCCGTGTTTTTGAGATGCGCCTTCCCAATAATGATCTTGGAATCTTCTCTCCAATCTGAAGCTGTTCCACAAGTTTGGCTTCACCACGAGCGGCGGCAGTAGGCACGAAAACCTTGTCGCCACGATCCATCATGAATTGGGATTTGTTAAATTTTTCTTCAGCATCAAGTAGCGACTTATAGTATTTGTTCTCTACTGGTTTTCCAATTCGTTTAACAAATGGTTTAGCGGCTAGTCCAAGCGCACCCTCAATACCAAGGCCAACCGCCTCCTCAGTAGTTCTCCTGAGAATGCTTTCTGGCAGCTTCTCACCAACTCCAAGAACAGCTCTTACAAATTGATCTTGAGCAGTTCCAACAGCAAGAGAAGCAGTAGAACCAGCTCCGGCGGCTAGCAATGGGCTTTGGGTTGGAGCAGCTACGATTGTAGTGCCTATAGCTGAAAGTGTCGGAAGAACTTCACCTCCAATATCAAGTAAGTCCTTAGGATTAAATCCGCGCTCATCAGCAGCAACTAGTTTCCCATCTGGCCGTTTAACAAGGAACATTGGAGATCCTTCAACATTTACTGTTTGAACCGAATCCTTGTACTTTCCAATAAGATAGTCTTCTTTTGACTTATCTTGTAGGAATGACATATTGAACCGATCCCTACTAGGAAGTCCAGAATCCAAATCAATTGCATCTGGGGAAACATCCAATGCAGTAGCTAATGTAGATTTTAGTTTGTCGGTATTGGTTGGAACCTTGAACCCAGGCTCTCTAATTTCCCCAGGCATTGGAGGAACACCCTCAGTCGGGCCAATAAACTTGTATTCGCCAGTCTCAATGGACTTTAACGCTTTCCCTTTTTCTTGCCCAATTGCTTGATCAACAGAAATAATATCTTGATCTAGTGTCTTGAGGTCTTCTTGCCTTAACTCAGCCCCATATGGGTCTGATGCTTTAAGAGCTTCAATCTCATTATTTAGCGCGGTTCTCTTTTGAAGAAGAGAAAATAGCACATCCTTAAACTCACCAACTTTAAATTGACCTTCCATTTATCTCTTAATTAAAGATTATTTCTTTTTTTAATTTCGTCAATAAGTGGATTTCCAGTCCCGTCAGTTTGTCTTGGTTGCTCGACACCCATTGCATCCATCGTAGAGGATGGATAAAGTGCCTCGATTTGAGCGTTCTGCTTCGCGGTAATTTTCCCCTCCTCCATTAGCTTATCTCTTTGTTCTGGAGTCCCGTGGATAACATCAAGATATGACTCAATTGCCCTATTGATGTTTCTGTTAAAAATAGCTGGACTTGATGTTGGGTCTAAAGAACCAAATACGCTTTCAAGACGCAATCCCTCGGCATTTGTTGGATTTCCAACAGCAGCTCCAGTTGGAGAGGCCATCCGAAGTTGTGTCAATTGTTCTAATCCCAGTCTATTTTTAAAATCCTTAAGAAGACCTTCTTGAATCGTGTGGAGTTCCGTACCTGGTGTAATGGACTCAAGTTTTCTTGCCGCTGCTGGTATAACGCCCTTTGATTGCATTACTGAAGAATAAAGCCTTTTTGCTTCCATTAGATCTTGGATGTTCCTATCAGCCGATTGAACCGCTTGCTTTTTAGCTTCTTCAGCAGCTTTGGTGAATCTATCCGTTGCTCCAGGGCCTTGAACAAACTCAATCCCACCCTCTGGTGTTTGCCTAATAACCATTCCAGAAGGAGGTCTGATTGGCCTAAACTCACCAGTTGATGTATTTACTTGACCCTTCGATCCATACATTTGTTCTTCTTCTGGAGTAGATGGCCTAAATTGAGGTGTCTTTCCGCCAACTGGTCTCGTTGCAACAACCTGCCTCCTTGCTGGAAGCTGAGGTTGTTGCTGCACTAGACTTGGCTCAGTTGGCACCCCGCTACCAGCTTGAGCCATTGCCATTCCAGCACCTTGCTCAATTTGCCTTGCTATTTCGGCCTGTTGCTCTGGAGTCCCAGCCACTTGCTGGGATGCATTTTCTTCAATTCGCCTAAATACTTTGGTTTTACCTGGGTTTCTTTGGGCAACTGAGTTCATCCATGAATCAATTGTGTAATTTTGAACAAATGTCCCTGGAGATCCACCATTAAAACCCTTGCTGCTATTTGAGGCAATAGCTCCACCCTCTAAAACGATTCCTGTATGCCCAGCCCTTTTGCCTCTTGGAGTAACAATAATATCACCTGGTTGAGCTTGATTTATAGAAACGCTTTGGAATCTTGGATCATTAGCCAATTTTCCAACCATTTCAGATGTTGAGAGTGTTCCACCCTTAACTAGTTCCTCACCAGTTGCTTGTTTGTATGTCCTGCAAATGGCATCAGCACATCCAAGATTGCCACCTTGCGTTCCTGGTGTTTTAGCAGTAGATAAACGACCAATGTTCATCTTAGCCGTTTGTGCAATAGAATCAGAAATGCCGCCAACTTGAGATGTTTCTGGGGGCTTTTCAATTCCACCTTCTCCATATTTAAATTTTACTGGATCTACTATAAGTTCATCAGTGCCAATTACACGAGGGCGACCCATTGGGTCGTAGTTTACTTCAATTTCTTCACTTTGATTTGTAGATGGATCAAAGAACAAATATGTTCCCTTTTGTCGCTTGGATGCTTCTTGTTGTGCCTCCTGCTGCCTAGCTTGCTGCCTGATGCCAAGCTCTGCGGCTTGCATGCCAAGTCCAGCTTGTCGATATGCCTCGTTTTGCTGCATTTCCCTAGCCTTAAAACCAAGTCCAAGCACATTTTGAATTTGGCTGGCGGCTTCACGGCCAAGTGCAGCCGCCTCCATTGGACTTGTGTTAGGGTCATCCATTCTAGATACGATTGGAGAAAGCGTTCCTTTTACGTCAAACCCAAGGGAATCCCCAAGTTTAATGGCTGATTCAATACTTGCACGATCAGCCTTGATTTGAGCGTCAATCTTTTTGCGTTCTTGACGGGCTTCCGTAAAACTCTCAATGCCTTGTCCAATTGCTTGTCCAAGATTAGCCATTCCTTGTGCCTGGATATCCGCAGCCCTTGCGAAGCCAGAGTAATCCTGCACAAACATCCGTGGGTCTATACCCGCTCCTAGCATCTGTCCTTGTCCGTATGGCATGTTATTTAACGAGTGCGTAATTTACTGCTTTGAATCCACCAACTTCCTTGACAGCTTTAGGTGTCTTCTTCTCAACATCTTGAGCCATGACACCCATTTGTGTTTTATTATCACCTTTATATTTGTATGTGTAAATTGGAAGACCGCCGTCAGTTCTGCCAACTTTTTCAATGTCAGTCTTGAGCCTCTTGTCGGACATCATAAGTGGAATCGCTGCTGCTGCAGCGGAACCGATTCCTTGAGCAAGGCCTCCAATCCCACTAAACAATCCAGATGAGTAGGAGGCCCGAGCTTGTGCGTTGGCTGCATTAGCATTAACAATGTTCTGTCTTTGTGCTGCACCAAGATTAAGCGCGGAACCAACATCAAAGAGCTGAGGCTTACCAGCACCGATAGCGTCAAGTCCAAGTCCCATCATCTGGTTGCCAACTTGGTACGATAGAGGTTGGCTGCCAAGAAGCTGAAGGCCCGGCTGCGTGTAAAACTGACTCGCCATATCAAATGCCAGTGTTCCTGCTTGTGCCGCTTCTGCTCGCTTCCGCGCCATCATGTCCTCACGACCCATGATCTCAGAAGCAATGGCGTAGTTGCCGCCAACGCGACCAGCGGCTTGTGCGCCCTCTCTGGCGGCTTGCTGGTACATGCGCTTTTGCTCTGGAGTAACTCCCTGTGCGGCGGCATATGCGCGTTGTGACTCTTGTTGCGCTTGTTGTACTGAACTCGCCTGCTCTGGTGACAAACCTGCCATTAAACCACGGGTAAGCCCAGCCTGTCCAGTCATCTGACCGAGTTCAGCCTCACGCGCTGCTCCAAGTTGTTGTGCTGTCTGTTGGGTGAACTCTGGAGACATGCCAAGCAAACCCAGTCCAAACTGGGAAACATCTTGAAGATTGAGGTCTTGAAACTGTGGGCGATATTGCTGCTCAAACGACAAAATCCCTGGCATCGACTTTTGATAAGCCTTTAGCATTTTGGATATGTCAGCACTGTAGTTTGCTACTGGAGCTTGCACTGATTTAGGTTTACTTCCCATTGGATTAACTTTCTTTTAACTTTGAATAAAACTTGTACATGTCGTGGACTCTTACGCGGTCACTTCCCTTAAAGCTGCGTTGGAATGCAATAAAGTCGTAGTTTTGAATGTATTTACGCAATGCTCCACGCATATCCCCTGTAGTGAATGTAACAAACAAGGTGTCCCCATCGTCAACATGGACTGCTTGAGTTGGGCTTTCACGGAACACACTAAAGCCCATAGCAAAACAATCCATATCGCAAACAACAATGCCATGACACAAGTGCCATGTGAGAAGTTGTTGGAAGTCGATACCTTCTTGTTCATAAATTGCTATTGCTTTAGCTAGGTGCTGGTTCATCCGATAACAATAACACTTGTTTCGTTGTTATAATCAAGACCATTACCACTCTGTAATCTTATTTGGCATCCACCAATATATCTCGCCACAAGATCACATGCGGAATTTGTACCCCCAGATGGGGAATCTCCCGGCATGGCAACTGCCGCATAATTTTGACTTGGCATTTCGGTTATAAAATTAACAACTTGTCTACCAGCTGCTATAATACTAACGCTGGAAACATTACCAGCTCCATTAATTGTTGCCCTTGGAAGAGTAACATTCCCACTTGTAGTTCCAGATGTCCCATGTGTTATTGTAAATGTATCATCAGCAACCGTTGTAGTGCTAACTCCCGTAACAATAAACTCACCATCCGTTGCTGCTCCTGTATTGAAGTCCAAATAAACAAGCGACCCAACCTTAAGTCCATGTCCAGCAGCAACTACTGTTACTGTTGTTCCGCTTCTTGAGTAAGTACCACTAAACGCAGGAGATAACGGGACTTCTGGGTTATAAAATACCCAAGCTCTCGCGCCAAAAATTGGAGCAGACCCAGATGGAACATCCATTTTAGCAGTACCAACAGTTAATGCTCCAGTGGAAGTTGTTGTTCCAGTAATGGTAGCGTTTCCAGTGACCGTGGCGTTTCCAGTAATGGTGGTGTTTCCAGTAATGGTAGTTGGATTAGGAAGAGAAATTGAAGATGCCGTCCAGCTTGGGCCGCCTGTGGAAATTTTCGCTGGAGTTACGCTTAAATCTGCTAATTTTGCTGTAGTTATGCCGTTAGCCCCATCTCCAATTTGCATTTGTCCACCAGCAGTAATTTGTAATCCTTGACCGGGAACAACAGCACCATAGACAAAAAACGAATTGTCCATAATGTTGTTGAGCTTTGTCGAGGTAATTTGCTCGTTATTAGAAAATGGGGTTGTTGTATCAACGACTGGCATAATTTATTTCTGTGATATGATTGCGCGGTTGGAAACCGCTCCTGATATTTTAACTGAATGCACCTTGGGAGAGCCGCTAGTTCTTGTCAAGATCATAGTACCTGTGTAACCACGAAGTCCTCCAAGCCTGCCCCTAACATTTGCGGTTTCTTCCTCTTGATCGGCGTTAGACAAGTCACCAATTAGCTCGTTAGTGCTACCAATGGGAAAGGCGTTGTCTGGATCTTCGGTAGAAAATGAAACATCAAAAGTAGATGGTGATCCAGCAGGGAAAGATTGCATCTGCGTCTGGAAATCCGTAAACCTTTTACGCTCTTGTGTCCCAAGGTCGTACCCACGGGTGGTCAAAGACGAGTTAATTGGCTCAGAATCAATAGTAGCACTACCAAACTCAGCTGAAATGCTATCCGCTTGGGAGTCAACTGCCTCCATCTTGTGGATTCCACCACTAGACGACACAGCGTAAAGGTCGTTTCTAACCCCAGCACCAGCAGTTACGAAGTCTGTAATTAAAAACCCAGAGCTTCCATAGGTGTCAAGAGACTCCCAGCCCTTATTTAAGAAGTTGAACACCAAAATGGCGTTGTTCCCTTGTGCATCGCCAGCACCCGCTACAGAATCCAGCGGAACCGCGAGGTAATACCGATTATCGTAATAAACCGCAGTAGCATCTCCAGCTAGTCTGGCGTTAATGCGGTCAATATATGGCTGGATGTTTTTAGAAAGCGGCTCCTCCGTGCCTCGAAGGTTGTAATCGTTGAGGAAGGTAAGTGCATAAACCCCATTATCAGACAGGAACATCAAGTTGTTAGCCTGCATTACCACCGATTTACGGGCTAAGCAGCCAACCTCGCTGGTTAGTTCTTTAACCACGGTATCCGCAAGGCTTCCTTGAGTGCCAACAACCGCATGAATGCTGTTGCGGTTCATCACCACTAACGCATCGTCGTAAAATCCATGCATAGCAACCACATAGTCAGCCGTACCTCCAGAAATACGGAACTGATTCAGCACCCGATCATAGGTATTGCTGTCTAAGATGTCGGACGCGATGATCTCATCGGCAATCCCACGATTGGTGTAAGTCGAAACTGTCAATGTGCCACCATTCTCGTACAGATATGGCATCCACAGGCGGCGTTGGAAGTAGGTTGCCCAAGGTGGGCCAGGCATGAACGAAAATCCAAGACCAATAGACTCCTGCTGA